TTTCGAAAAAAGTTCTTGACATTCCTGACCAGTCTGTTAAGATCTGATCATGTTGAGTGAGTGAGTTGAATTTAAACCCATCAGGAGAATATTATGTCACAGCAAATCCCTTTCGTATCACGATGCCTTCCAAAAGCTAAGACAAATGCAAAGGGTGATCGTCAATTTAATGCAGACATGCGAACGGCGCAGGTTCGTTTTCTTGACAACGGCGGTAGTGATAATCCTGATAATACTTTGTCACCACCGTCAGCACTGAAAGTTCGTAAGATTGAAGTCATTAATGGCAAGAAGTACAAAGTAATATCATGAGTGAAAAAGTAAACCATCCCGAACACTACAACCGACATCCTTCAGGAATTGAGGCGATAGATATTTGTGAGCAGATGTGTTTTAACTTAGGCAATGCTTTCAAATATCTTTTTCGCTACCACCTGAAGGGTGGTATTCAAGATATACACAAAGCGATTTGGTATCTAAATAGGCAAAAGACCTTAAAAGAAATTCCGATTTTATCTGAAAATATACAAGCCGGAAGTCCTATTCGAATGAAGATGAAAGAGTTTTTAAAATGCGAAGATAACATTAAAGCATATAATGTTTTTCAATTAATCTTCCGTTGCCAATTTTATGGCGGACATTCTGGAGACCTTGAAGATGCAATTGATTATTTGCAACAAATACTTAGAGAAGTAGAAAGAAGAAATGAACAACTTTGTTAGGAAATTGATTTCCGTTTTACCAACAAATAAAGAATTAAACCGGACACGAAGCTTCACATATAAAAGTCCACCAAGTCTTTCAGTTCCAGAATATGTGACAGTCACTGAAATTGAAATCATCAATTCTCATTGGCAACCTTGGCTTGAAAAACAAGTATCAAAACATGGGATGGATCATGTGATCAAGAACTATACAGTTGAAGATTGTATTGACGATTGGATTGCTTTGCACTATGCTGTAGAAGTTGTATAAAAGATAAATATAGTTTTGTACAACCGAAAAAAAGGAACAACTATGAAAAAATTTATGATTGCATTGACTGCATTGATTCTAAGTACTAATGCTTACGGAATGTGGTCTAATGAAGAACGAAATGCTTTTTTTGACTTACTTTATGATCCCGACAAAGTTTCAGATACATCTGATAAACTTGATATGGTAAATTTGATTGAGTGTGTACAAAGTTATTATGCAATGCGTAACACATATGATGAATTCTTGAGTTATTGGACTAGTGCTGATGAAAGACAACTCGGTGAATGGAAATATGTTACTTCAACTTGCAAGAAAATGATTCAAAGACCAAGAAAGGATACAATCTGGATTTAACCTTATAACACTTTAATTTGGTGCGGACATGGGAAATGATTTACCTCCAAGTAGTTATGATATTCTCGTTCGAGAGCGAAGCAGAAAAGAGAAAGAAGCTTTGCTTGCTGCCCAAGATAAGAAAGAAGAAGAACGTAAAAAAATGCAGAAAACTTTCACTGCATAAAAGTTCTTGACATTTCTTCTCAATATGATATGATCTGATCATGAGTTGAGTGATTGATATTTCTTATAAGGAGTTGTCATGATTGTTTTTCAAAACACCGAAGAATTAGAAAAGTTAAAAGAAGGTCGTGATACATCACATTGTTCTCCATGGGATTGTGGCACTGCTGACTTTTACTATTATCGCCCGGAAGATCCTCACTACTATACGGAAGGTAGTAAAGTTCGTGGCAAAAGAATCACCGAAGAATCGATGACGCCCGAACAAGTTGCCGACTACTACGCTGGCTACAAATACTCAGAAATTATTGGCGATAGAAAAGATTGGCGTTGAGCCGTTTCGCTATCGAAGGCGATAGATAGCGGCATTCATACCTACGTCTACATCCTTGATGATATTCGTTGTGTCACTGAATGAAGAAAAGGTCGTCATTGTGGTTGAAATTGCCACCAACAAGCGGCATGTAATTGCCGCATTTTCAATAGAGGTAATATGACTCCTGCAAACTACCGTAGATGGAGAAGAATATTAATTTGGTCTTCTCTTTTACTTTTGTTTATGTTGTCCTATCCATTTATTGAAGAAGTGATGTTGCAAAATAAGACATTACTTGATTTTTTCTTAGATAGTACAAAGGCTGATTATTAACATTTAATGTGAGTTTGTTATGACAAGTCTAAGAATGATTATCTTTATGAGTTTAGTTTTTTCATTTATTTTTAATGTTTACATTTACAATGTTACCGATGAACAACAACCTCAACCAAGGTCTCCATATGCAGCATTCATCCGATGATCTAAATAAGTATAAAGTTGAGAATAGTAAAATCCAAGAGTATGATATCATCATTGGCATTCTTGGATTTTTTATTTTCAATACAGTTTTTGCAATTGCAGTAATACAAGGAGGCCTTTAACGTGCGTAACGAAGGATTTGCATTGTTTGTAATTCTTGCCATTTTGATTCTATTTCTTATAGGCTTTCCTGTACTTGAAGATTTAGCCATCCCGGAGGGTATTGAATGACATGACAGTGCAATTGAATTTATTTGAAGAAGATATTCAAAATTATACATCAGATATGGTGAGTAATCAAATGTATGTAATGAGTCAGAAGCAAGATTTGGTTCGTGATGAACTACAGTATCTTGAAGGACTTGATGAATTGACTTTAACAGAAGAAGTCATTGAGGAATTCTTTGGTCATAAACGAATTAAAGCCGTACCGATGTTTGTGGAATCAATGAAGAACTATTTGAAAAAAGGTTCTGCATCACTTTCACGATCAAACATCAGTAAGTATCCAGATTTACATATTGTTGAAGATAGCAATGGCGATTTAATCGCCTATGTATATCATCGTGGTGTGGCAACTGGTAGCCATAAGACACCTACAGACGTATTTTTCGACTACTTTAACAATAGGTAAAGATGAAAATCAAAACATATTTTACAGCAAAACTTACGGATAACTGGGCATTTGAGATTGACGTTCTTACATGGTTTGGTTCGCCAGGTTGGTTTCCAATTTACGAAAATAGTTTATCTGCAAAAATCAAAGGATCACATCGTGGGTTCTATTGGTCTTTTTATATCATCGGTCTTAAACTTATCGAACTCAATGTTTATGACGTAAGGCATGATGATGATTATGAAAACTCAGATGTAAAGAAAAAAGAGTGACGTGGAAATAGGATTTATGTTTGGTGTCGGGTTTGCGCTCGGCATTATTGTAGGACTTCACATCTCAAGAATGTGCTGGCCAGAATATGATGAATCAGTTTGGGAACGAAAAGCAAGAGAAACTGATATGGTTCGTGAGGCTATAGAAGAAGACCGTGCCAATCGTTTATGAATGCCAAGGTAAGTCGGAAAACCAATCATCTTTTGTCCACTTGCCTACTTCCATTTCAACATCCTTCCGAACAATCTTCAACATCTTTTCTCTCTTTTGATCAGAACAAAACGGCACGGAAAAGAATTGTCGTATTGTAGGTCTGAACCAACCAAAAACAAAACTGAACACACCTAACTGTAATCTCCACTTCACAGAGTTAATATAAAGCGTATGGACAGGTAAAGCTGGAGCGCCGTGTGTGAGATAGGTATAAACAGTTTTGTCTCGTAGCAACGGTTCTGGCACTCCATATGTCTTAGTGATTGCTCGAAACTTGTAAGCAAATCCAGGCACAAAGAGTTGGTCAAAAAACCCTTCAAGCATTGACGTACAACGGAACCACCAAACAGGACTGACAAAGTATATGTGCGTTGCATCTTTAATCAGTTTTTTATACTTCTCAATTAATTTTTCGTTTTTCTCGGCATGAAAAGCGGCGTGAAACTCATCATCATACAAATCAATTACTGTGCATGGTTTTTCAAATGATTCATATTCTTTTCTGATAGTATGTGCGATACCGTGATTAAAGCTGTCCTTCTTGTGATAGCCGATAACTATTAGTGCCTTCATAGATTGGTGGTGCCTCCGGGAAGTAGTGATCTTTATATTCGAGCCATAAGTCATTATATTTAGATTGATAAGCTTCTTCCTCATACCAAGGTCCACCTAATGTATAGTGCAATGCATTCAATGAAGTTGGTTCTTCTTCGTACTCACCTACAAGCCAGTTCCATGACTTGTGAATTTCACCAATCTCTTTATCATCACACCATCGAAACTGATGTAAATCCATCAATGAGATTTCAAAAATATCAGACATCTTCAAATCAAATTTTCTTTTATTGAAGATCATAAAACTTGACCAGTTCTTTCTTTCATAAGTGTTCTGAATTTCACCGTCAAGTTTTTTTGCTGTCTTTGGTGTATAATCATGTTTACATACATACACTTTTTTTGAATCATCAAGTTCACGCAATAGTACTCTTGGATCATTCAAGAAAAGAAAATCGTCATCACAATAAAATACCCAATCTGAATCAGAAACATCATCATCTAAGAGAGGTGTAGTAAATCGTGTTCTTGAAAAAGGATTTGTTGTGTTCTTATCCTTAAAATAGGCAACATGTCGATATACTGGGAATTTATATTTGTCATATAAAACTTGAGCGCAAACCTCAGAAGCAATCACATGCTTGGGTGTATGCCCAATCCAAAAATTAATCCATGAATTAGTCATATTGTTATATCAACCTTCCTGTTAGTTCACGAATACTCAAACATTTATCTCGGTGAAATGTATCAGTACCTAATACGGCATTCTGAGCAGTAAGATTATAAGTATGCATGATATTAACAATTTCTTTTTTATCATTTTCTGATAAATTCTTAATTTGTTCTTGTAGTATTTTCATCATTTCTTTAATTTTATTTTTTGAATCATAGCAATTTTGAACATAAAATTCTATATTATATCCATTGTGTACTGCACACTGTTGATTATAATTTTTATTAACTTCATTATCTAATTCTTTAGTAAGGTGTTCTTCTCGAATCGGACTAGGCAAAGGATCTTTAACATTGTTAGAATATTGTAAATCAGCAAGTCCAAACCCATGTTGTGCATCTTTCTGAGTGTATAAAACTTCGAGTGGTGAAAAATTTTTAATATTCAACTTTTCACATGCACTTTCTAATTTTTTTGGTGTTAGATCTAGAATGTATTTAATAGTTTTTTCAAATACATCAAGCCAATAAGAGCCTTCATCTTCAGGAGCATTTTCATCAGGTGTGGAAAAAGGTAGTTCTTCTAAACATAAGATTTGCGCCAAATTTATATTAATATATTTTTGATTCAGTTTTGAAGTACTGTTTGATTTGTATCTACCTGGAGAATCAACAGTAAAATTCAACGCATTTGGATTTGAAATATCTTCTTGCTCATCTACAAGATGATTCCAACTTAATGGTAATTCACCAATTTCTTCGTCAGTACACCATTTGAATTGATGCAAGTCTTCAATTGAATAACTATCAAGTTGACGCCATTTCAAATTAAATTTTTCTTTGTTAAAGATCATAAAGCTTGACCAATTTTTTCTATCATAATCAAAATTATCAAATGATTCCATTTCATCACTAACATACCATCTTTGATAAATTTCTTCAAGTACTTGTTCACTTGCAATATGTTTATTGCGAAGCATATAATTCTTTTTATCTTTAAAAATAGCAAGACATGCTTTCATAAAGTCATCTTGGCTTAAATCTCTTTGTGCAAATAACTTTTCAAACTTTTCAAAATTTTCAGATGAATATAATTCTTTTAAAGTTTCAATTACGATGTTTCTTCCTTTGTGAAAATAATGTTCTGGATTTTCATTTAAATATTTTAAAAGTTCAAAAAAATCTTTTATACTTACGTTGAATGGATAATTTATACTCGGTATCAAAGTTTTAGTTTGTTTTTTTGTAGTATAATTGTCATGCTTACACACATAAACAGTTTTAGATGGATCTAAATTTTCAATAATACTTCTAGGATTATTAAGAAATAGCATTGTTGGGTCAGCATATATTACCCATGGATAATCTGAACTTTTATCAATGAGTGGAATATAAAACCGATATCGTGAACCAATGATCATTGATTTATCTTTGATTTTTGACCTTTCACGATTTGAAAGACTTAATTCTTTAGTTTGAATATCAAAAAATCTTTTATTGTGATAAGTTAATAGATAATTTTCGGGTGAAAAAATTCTTTCCGTTGAATTAAAATCCCATCTTTTATTATATTTTTCCGTGCTATCTTTAGGCGGACAAGGTATGAAATAATCATTATACAAATTCACATGTGCGAAAGTCCAAACATTAGCGGGGTATTCTTCATTTAATTTCAAATTTTTTTTAAAATTTTTGTCTGCAATTTTTATTTGATAGTCCTCAGACATATAATAACTCCGTCTTTAAAGATAAATCTTGTTTGTATTGGTGTTGCATAAGATATACATATTGATTTGATAACTTATAATTTTTAGTTTTTATAAATGGTTTATTCATGGATATAAAATCAAAAACTTTTCTTTGAGTACTTTCAGTAAAATTATTTCTATCAACATTAAAATATTTCAAGTTCAAAAAGTCAATATTTGTTCCTTGTAATAAATCAAAATTATAAGAAGGTAATTCTTCTAATTGTCCGGAACACACTAATAATTTGTGTAAAAACATATCAATATTTTTCATAATTTTAGCAGCATATATGTGAACTGATTTTAGATATGAAAAATTTCTTTTATTATTCAATATGAAAGTAGATACTTTATCTAGAACATAAAAATGTAAAAATTGATCTAAATGAAACGAAAAGTTATATTTGCAAAAAGCAACACCAATATTGAACACATTGTTTTGATAGACATGTGAATTTAAATCATTTGTGACACTATCATTTTTCAGATAAATTGTTTCTATGTTGCTATCAAAGGATGATATGGTCTGCTTGATTTCTTTATTTGAAAATTCAATTTTTTCAAAATTTAAAATATCTTCTTCGATGTATTTATGTGGATTTTTAATTTGTCGATCATACTTAAATTGAAATTTCGAACCACTTTTACTATACTCAGCATTTGTCATCACGTTGTCATAGGTATTGTCAAAGAAGAACAATTGGCCATTTGATTCTGTCTTAAAAATATCGTCAGACAAATCAGTCTCACGATATGTAAAATTGTTTAAACTTTTGAACAGTGTTGTCATTTGTTCAACAAAGTATGCAGAATCAAATGTAATATTATACATAGAGTTGATCAAACTTGAATCAAAAAGGTCGTTCTTAGCAAGTATATTTTGATAGTAAAGATTATCTACATCATATTGACTATCATGTACTTCCATATATTGGGCTATTTCTTTAGCATCGTGTCGAAGACATCCATTATTATGATTCAAATATGTCTCAGCATCTTCTTCAAAAAAATTACAAAGTTGTTGATTGATTGCATAAACTGCATTAAATGTTGAAATATCAATATTATTAAAAAAACAAGACCTATTCATATACTGTAGACTTTGATTTAATAATAGATTATCGTTTACAACTTCTTTTGAGTCTGGTAGTTTGATGAATTCAATATCAATTGAAATACTTCTCTCAAGAGACATATTGAATAATGAATATGCAAAAATATATCCATAAATATCACCATCATTAATAATTAGACATTTCATTTTTTCTGTCCTTTAAGTATAATAATGTATTAATGTAGAATGTTTCTTTTAGTATTTTTTGTGAAAGTTCTTTATTCTTAATACAAGAATACTGATTCATTAAACAATATATTAAATCATTGCATAATTGAACTACTGTTGAATTGACATGATTTTTTGGTGTATCAACGTATTCAAAAAAAGCAGGATCTATTTTTATAAAATCACCCGGTTTGAATCCTTCATTAACATCTAACAAATAATTTTTAGGACTCAATAATATTTCACCGTCTTGATAAACTTCTTTTAAATCAAGGATTAAATTATCAATGATGTTAAGTACATGAGTATTATTTTTTTGATGTGTTAATAATTTTACATCATTTTGTAAAATTTCAAAAACTTCTAATTCTCTACATTTTTCAGAATTAAAAACCAACACTGAATCATTATGTTCTCCTGAAAAATATTTAATTTCAGCAATACACTTATTTGTATTTTGTAAAACATTATGAAAATCATTAAATAATGATAAATGATCATAATTGTTATTAATCAAAACATTTCCATTTACTAATACAATAATTTTGTGTTCTGTAAGTTTACTTTTTGATATATTATCAAGTATAGTATATACTGAACAATTATCGGTTGATAATATTTTTAAATCATTATCAAATATTAAATTATAATAAGATTCAAAAAAATTATCTTGAACATTATTAACATAAAATTCAAATTTTGTGACACTCTGCATATTGTTCTCGTATAAATTCAATATTATTTTTTATTACAGTTTCATCGTGAATATAGCTCCATGGTATTAAATTAAATACTAATGAGTTAATCAATTCATTTATATGATATCCTTTTTTTAGACCTTCATACACTACAGTATAGAGAAGTATTGTTTTAGGATTTGAAACATTTAGAAATTCAATTTCTTTATTTAATAAATTACTTGTAATTAATGTTTCTGATGACGCACCGATTCCAATCTTTTTTGCATTAGCTATTAATACATCTGCAATATTATCACTATCAATAAGTTTATGTTTGCCAAATTTTTTAGCTAGAAATTGCTTATCATCTTCAGTAAAAATTGGATGTAGTTTAATAAAACTATTTTGTTTTTTAATCATGCGATTAATCAATGACCAATCATAATCAATCCATTTTATTTTTGAAGACAATATAATTAAGTTTTCAATTTCAATGTTATCGCTTATTTTACCGTGATATTTTGAAATAGAATCTTTAAATGAAAGATCAATATTTTGTTTTTGTTGTAATTCTGAATCTGAATTTATGAATTTTTCAACGATGTAAGTTTGATATTTAGCGTGAAGCGGCTTTAGATATATACCATAATTTGTGCAAGTAACAGCAATATCTTCAAGTATAGGTAAACTTAAATCTTTTTTTTCTTCAAATGCATCATATAGTCCGAGTATATTAAAACTTTTTAAAATTTTATTAATAGTACTAAAGTCAGCTTTTTTATAATATTCTTTTGATTCTGTTACAAAGATTCCTGTTCGCAGAAAACAATGTTTAAATTCTATCACTGGGAATTTTTTACTTTTTCTAACTCATCAACAATGTCTCTCATTTCAATTTTTATTTTTGTATTAAACTCAAAGACCATTAATGAAAGTTGATCAATTTTATCTTGAATACTTTTTAATAATTCTTCTTTTTCATATGGTGACATAGTAACCTTATAATAATTTAATTAAAACACCTCACTAACTGAGACTGTACCACTTATCAAAGAAAACTGAGGATTGTTTGTGAAGTTCTTGATTTCTATATTTAGTGAGGATGGAACGGAAGTAATTTCAGATGTTAAGGCAATTCCTGTTAAATATTGTCTACCGTTTTGCGCAACCATTCCAACTGATTGAGCAAATATTTTGTCTGAAATATGGTCACCGGTGAATACTAAATCTGCAGTTGCTGTTGCATCTGCATCAAGTTTATCGATAGTCAAAGAAACATCGACATATAACTTTGTACCAAGGCTAACATCCTGCCCAAGTGTATATGAATATAGTGTTGTATCTGCCGTGATTGTGTTATTTGGCGCAATTGATCCAACACTCAACAGTTTTATAATACCTGATGGCATACGAACAGTTGATGCAATTGATGCTTCTTCAAGAACACCTTGTTGATTGATAATGAAAGGAGTACCTGTTTCACTTTCAATCATTACAGCATTACCATAATATGATTGAGCAACATGCAACATTGTGTTTGCATGTCCGATTTGAACAAAATTGTTTGCTGAAAATCCTCTTAGGTCAACAAGTTTATACTTTGAATTTTTACTATAAACTTCTTCAATATATAATTGACTTGGCATAATTACTCAGCCGGCTTAGGATACATTGCTTTAATTTCTTCTACTCTTTCTTTCCAAGCGTCAAAGCCATGTTCTGTAAGATATTCAATTTGTTGAGCTAATGTACCATATGCTTCAAGCCGTTGTTGTACATATTGCGGAACTTCTTCAGGTGCGTCAGTCCCAAATAATGGATCAGGATCACTGACTGGTAATCCTGTTTCTGGATCAATAGTTTGAGGAATGTCTTTAATTTCCCATTGTGTACCATTATAAAAAACTTCTTGAGTTTCACGATCATGGACTGGTGGTGGATATTCTGTTGAGTCTGCAGGTATTAAATAGTCACCAGGCCGCACAGGATTTTCTTGTGCAAGTACTGGCTCACCACCGTAAATTGAATAAACTGTTTTCATTATTTTTCCTTAAAATTTAATACAATATAAGACTGATGTATTGAATGGTTTTGTTTCGCTTGCGCTTCCTGAATATTTTGTTATTGCATCAGTAGACCAGTGCCCAGATTCAGAACCTCCTGCCACAGCCCGATCATAAGGTGCCCCAGCCAGAGTTATAGATCTTATTTCGTGACGATGCATTTCATATTCATCCCTGCTCTTTTGTGAAACATTGCCACCATCAAACATTTTAGAGTTATATGTTTGAGTACCAGAACCTCTCAAGAAAGTTCCTCTCAAATCTGGTATCTTAAAGTCTCCTTCACCAGAACCTCCCCATGTTGTACCAATCGCACTGAATAGGTCTCGAAAAGCGACATCTTGTAAAGCATTGAGAGTTGAGCCATCACAAATCAACCATCCTTCAGGTGCTGTTGAACTTCCAAAAGGAGCAATCATACCTTTAGGTATCGCAGAACCCCAAGTGACTTCCTGTGAATACAAAGTATTTACTAAGTCACTTTGTCCTGATTTACTTTCAATAACTAATTGGGCCATGCTAGTATCTTATACAGAATTGTAGTGCTCGATTTCTTACACGAACTTCGCCAGCAGTTGGTACTTGTCTTGATGCTGCAAACCAAAAACGGACACCATTGTGATATCCTTGTCTTTCCCCACCACCATTTCTTCCACCCCAAAAACAACCTCCAGATCCTGTTGAATTTGTACCTGATTGAAACCAACCAGTGAGTTCTCGCATTGCGTCACTTTGATGACTATTAAGTCCTCGTCCGCTATCAGTACCTCTACCGGCATCCCAACCACGAATAAATTCACCTCTTAGGTCGGGAATACTAAAACTACTTGAACCTGAACCGCCCCAAGCAGTTCCAAGATATAGCCATAAATCCCAGAATGTAGGATCATTAACTGCATTTAGAGTTGCACCATTGCAAGCTAACCAACCCTGAGGTACTTTGTTAGTTCCAAATGGTGCAATCATTCCAACAAAAGATGTTCCTTGCCACATAGTTCATTTTCCTATAAACTTAGAAACGAATTGGTGATAATGTCCAGTATTCTTCACCATCTTCAGATGCTAGTGCATGGTTATCACCACAACCGGTTGATAGCATTTGACCATCTTCAAGTAGAACATTCAAGTTCATGTATCTTTCATGTCCTTGGAAGATTGCATCAACAATGAATTCACGGCATATAACAGGTTCAAGCTTGGATCTACTTGATGAATGTCCTATACCAAGTTGTCCGTATCCATTGTATCCACAAACCATTACTCGTCCTTTGTTTGTCACACAACCAAATACGTTATGACCATTTGAGCCATTGCAGAAAATTTTGGTTGGAATTTCATCAGACATGAAATTACTCATGTCCATTTGTGCCCAAGATGAACTATGGCTTGTACTATTAATTCCAAGATTTCCTGGGCTATTATATCCTGTTGCCCACAAAGTCTTATCTGTTTTCATAACATATGCTGCTGGATAATCATAAGTATCAAATGCAACTAATTCAACATCATCAATTGTTAATACAGGATTTCTTGTTGAACCATTATTTCCGCTACTACCAGTATGAATACCAAGACCACTTCTACCGTAATGATCGGAACCACAGAAATGAAGATTTTGATCTTCATCAAGAATGTATGTACAACACCAGGCACCCCAAGCATCCACAATTCTACGTCCAGTGATTGAACCTTGATTTAGATGAAAAGGAGTTGGTTGATTTGTTGAGTTACCATTTCCAAGTTGATAGTCACCATTGTATCCCCACATGTGCAACCGTCCTGATGTATCAACTGCCAAACCATGTGTATATCTACATCTACCGAGTTTAAATTTTGTAATTGGTGTACCAACAATTTCTGGTGTTACAATTGTTACACCATCTTCTGCAAAAACTGCAGGAGTTCCATCTACGATATTGTTGAAGTAATCACTTCTTACAAACCATCCGCTATCTGATGTACTTCCTCTTGCTAGTTGACCATAACCATTATATCCTGTCATGTACACTTTACCATCTGTTCCGAGTACACCCATACAAACATAACTTTCTGAACCACAAGGCAATGCTAAGTATGCGGCTTTTACAGGATCAACATTACCTTCATAGAATGGATTTGCACCATCATTAACTTTCATGATATTATGAGGAACCCATGCATCACCATTCATTCCTGTAACACCATATTCTATTCTACCCCATGTCCATAAATCATCATTTTCATCAATGATGCTAAAACCATATGCATATGCTCTTTGTGCATTGTCAGCTTTTACACCAGGAAATCCTTGTGGAAATGGAATGATGTTCGGTACTGCTCGGGCATTACTATTGTTTCCTTGTCCTAAACCATAGTGTCCACCATGACCCCAGGCTCGCATGTCACCATTGTCCATGATCGCCCATTGCTCATAGCTATTCAGTCCGACACCAGTCCACATTGGAAAGTTACGGACACGAACAGAACTTCTTGATGGGTTTGAAGTCCACTCAGGAACACCGTTTAGATTTACAGTGAGTGTTTGATTTTGTGTACCAATTGGTAATGATACAAGTTCTGTACCATCATGATATATAATGTCACCAGCAGTGGATGCAATATCAGAGGTACCTTGGGCAAATAGTTCCCACTCATCTGTATCAAATGTACCTGGAGTGCTTGCATCGGCTACACAAATATAAGCAGATGCACCATTTCTGACTACATCTTGTTTTGTATATGTAAGACTAGTTGACCATTCTCCTTTCCAAGAAATCGCAACCTTTCCTAAAACTACGTTTGCCATAATTCTTAACCTCTTCTATTGTTTAAAAATAAATCTTTTGTGGACAACCAGCATTACCACCGGTATAACTTCCATTAATTCCATAATGATTTGATCCAGTTGCGAAAACATCTCCTTTGTCGGTAAGGAAATAACAAGCTAGGTAATCATAATAACTAGCGTTATAAGGATGCCAATTGTGACCTGCGAAAGCAACATCAACAATTTTATCTCGGATACGCATGTAATCATCACCGCTATGTGCAAAGTCTGCAGTATAGCTACTGTTGTTTATTGTCCAGTTTTTACCAAGGTACCAGTAATAATCATATACACCTTTACCTCTTTGCCCAACACGATTACAGCCATCAACAAATGCACGACCATCTTTTGTTAGTCCGATTGCATTTTCGTTAATGTTTGAGCCGACAAATATATAGCGATCAATATTGTTATTGTAGTAGTCTGGATTTAAAATACAATCAGTTCGTGTATCCCAGTCTTCAGCATTTGATGGTGCAATATTTGCTTGTCCACCGGAATTTAGATGCCAACGGTTATCACCTCTAAAGATCCAAGAACCATCAAATTTTTGTGCTATACATATTCCATACCCACCATGCTTCATAAAACTTCTTTTAATGTTTTTACCAAGCAAATGATTATCATTGATGAATGCGTTTGATGTATCTGGTGATGGTGTTCCCCAACCTACTTGTCCAAAACCATTTCCACGAACATACAATCTACCATCTTCAAGAAGTACACTACTGAATAAATAATGACCGTGATTCCAATGTCCTTCGTTTGAATTTCCTGTAAACTCTACACATTTACCTTGAAGTCCATGAACCTTTTCAAAAGTGTAACGATGATGTCCATGCCAGTTATAACCTGAATGACCGCAGGTATATAAGTTTCCATCATAGTCAATCATACCGGTAACAGTATGAGCATCGGTTCCAATTTTTGCAATTGGTATATCTTTTGTAAATTCGATTAATTTTGCTCTCCGAATACTACTAGTGTTTCCGTGTCCAAGGATGCCATGTGGATTATGTCCCCAAGAATAAACTCTTCCTTGATCATCAATTGCATAGAATACTTCGTAATGTGAGTATTGATCTAAGCATTTTACAACATCTACAATTTTAGCATCACCAATATCACTACGTTCACCAACATTTGTCATTCGTTGTTCAGTTTCATCTCCACCGGGATCAGCAAAATGGTCTGTGGATGATGACCAACCTGCAAATTCATCACCAGCACCCCAAAGTTGTCCTTTAGCATCAATTGTATGTAAACAATGGTATCCAGGAAATGCTTTTACTTGTGCAGGTGTTCCGTTAGGATAGTTAACACGAATTGGAGTCCAATAACCAATTCCTTCGTCTTTGTCACCTGTTCCAAGCTGACCTTCCCATGTTCTACCCATCGCACGAACAGAACCATCACTCATGATAAACACACCATAACAATGTGACATGTAATTAATGTTGCCCATCCAACAATCTGCTTTTTGTCCAAGTCTTACAACTTTTATTCCGTTACGGTCAATTGGATGTTCAAACTTTACTTTTCCTTCTCGTACATAAAGATATTCACCAGGATTGCCAATCGCTCGGTCAATATCACCACCAACGATGATTTCACCTTTGACTAATGCTTCTTCATGCCCACGTGCAAATATCCTAAAATTCTGACTAAGTGAATCATATGCAAATGCAGCACCTTCTTTAAATACTACATCTTTATCTGCATATACTTGATTGACATCGTAATAGCCACGCCAACGATATCCGAGTTTTTTGAAATCTATATTCATATTACTAATACTAGATTGTTGTTAATAAGTGAGAATGATCCTGTACCAATATGATATTGGTCTTCTTGTCCAAGGTCAACTTGTTCTGCACCTTCAACAGTTTCCCAATTAAGTTCTGTGCCACTTGCACCAAGTGATAGTCGATAGAATGCAGTGTTTGCCGCACCACCACCTCCACCAGCAATACCTGAAACATTAACACCTATGGAAATGTTTTCAAGAATAGCGGTGCCACTTTCTTCACGAATGATTGAAACACCATCACTTCGACGAAGTGTAACATCTTCAGTTTGAAGTGTGAGTGGTAACAAATCACCACGAATATCACTTTCGTTTCTTACGAAATATTCAAGATTAATCCATGGTTTAGTTGAGTCTCCAATCTTTAATCGTCCTGTATCAGTTTCAAATCCAAACTCTCCAGAATTGAGAATAGGATTTTCGTCTGACCACTCTTGTTTAGTTCCTCTTCGTATTTGAATTAGACTAGCCATCTTGTACTACTCCTCCTCCATCGATTGTTCCTAGTTCAGCAAGATATACTACTCCGGGTCCACCACCATCGATGATGTTGTCGATTGCGTCAGTAGCGTATCCTATGGCTCCAGCTTCTATCGGATTAGCAAAAAAGAAGTTGCCGGCACCATCTGTGGTTAATACTTGATTTATTCCTGCACTATCAGCATTTATTAGGTTCTCAACCATGTTTAATTTAAAACCTACAAATTGAGTACCGATAACTTTGTTTGCTGTTAAATCCTCAGTGACATTAATATTCTGTCTCGTTACAGAAAGTCTACCGTCAGCAGTAATTAGATCACCGGAAGGTCCTGTAATCTTACCAACAATATGAATACCAGCATTAGCCGTTAATTCCTGTAAACTATCTACTTTTAATACACTTGCCATTTATACTTTTTTTAAATTGTTATTGTTAAGCAATTAATAGTATTTATCTTATTCACAATTTAAACGATTGTTAAAGTGCCATTAACTTCAATGACACCTTCTAGATCAATTGGACCAACTAACATTGCATTCTCACCTTCAGGTACTAATAGATTTTGAGTGACTTTTGAAGGTGTTGCAAACATTGGGTGTAATGCTTTCTCGTTCTTTGCATTGTGCATTGAACTTCGAAAACCATGTTGAAGTATTTCAACAAATATAATGTCACCCTCTAATCTGGGAGAAATTGTTATATTTTTATTTATATAGTCAATCTCATAATCGCTTTCTGCTAAACGAAGACCATTTAAATATACATTGATTCTTTCACCACCTGCAATTTGACCAAGCAATTGAAACATTGTTTGACCTGCACCTGCAGTGAATGTTTCTTTTGAATATGTTGAACGAGAAAGGTCTGTTACTTCACTTGCACCATAAAGATCAATTGAGTCTGCAATTTCAGGTGCAAGAGTAAATTCAACATATGAACCAGTAGGTTCAATATGATAATCAATGCCTTCTTTTAATTTAATACCATTTAGAAAAACAAGAACATTATTACCTTGATAGGCAATTGCAAAAAACTTTCTGTTTCCGTCACCTGCATATGATTTATGGTCTTGTATCTTTTCACTTCCGGGTTGATTTCCAATAAACATATTTTTAACTTATTAAGATGTTAAGCTTGCAACCTGTGCCTCAAGCGCATCAAGTCTATCAAGAATTGATTTAAAGTCGGTAACATTTACACCACCAATAATACCATTAGTAATGTTTACATCTGAACGTTCAAGTGCATAACTTGTTGGTACGTTGTATCCAATAATTTCAATTGGGTCTGTACTTAAAATTGTGTATGAAGTTGGTATTAAAACTTCTTTACCATTTGTTGCAACGTATTCTGTATGCTTTAAAAAGGTATTACCTACAACTACAGTTATATTTCCTGGTGTATAGTTTACTTGAAATGCATAGTAATTAGGATATGTTGTTGTATCAGCATCAACACGAAGATAATGTTGATGTTCAATCAATGACCGTGTATTTACATTTTGGTTAGATGATCCTATATACGGCATTTTATCCTATCAGAATAATAGTAAGAAATTATTATATGTTATAAAGGCTCTTGAATTATTACCTTCTGGTGAATATCCTTCATCAATAATACCAAATGGCGGATCATATAAAAATTCATGGTGATTATCTGAAACGCCGCCCATCATTATACAGTAGTATGCTGAATCATTTGGTAAGTTATGTGCAAATTTCGATGGATAGTTTGCACCTCTTGGTGAAAGTGCGGACATTGAATCAGAAAGGTATTGAGCGCCAGCACCATTTGTCCAAAAAATTACATAGTTGCCATCTTTCAAATACAAGTTAAATGCATCACTTGCTTGACTTCTTCCAGTTGAACTATTTGGAAATCCTTCATGATAGATTATACGTCCATATTGGATGTTTTTATTTAAATATGGCTTATCTTTTTCCACCCATTTATTTGTTGTTATAACAACATTCATTGTATTGATAGTATTACCAGTAACACTATCTGTGAAAATTGTATTACTATCTGTTGTTGTAATAGTTGTATTCGATTCGAATCTTAAAATCGGATAATTATTTGCAGGTGTGTGAGCATTAAAATCTTCAGACATAATGAATGTTGCATTTACAGTATTGACTGTATTGCCATCAAGGTCTGTATATGTTGTGATTCCTCCAGTATCAGTTGTGATGATTGTATTTGTATTATTTGAAAATGTTATATTTGCGGTGTTCGCTAGTATAACTGATTCTTGAGGAACGGCATGCCACATATTTAATCGCCAATCTTCAACTGCATCAAGCTTGTCTTGATTGTGAAAATCATCAAGATATCTACCGGTCGGCCCGCCAATGACTAGCACATTGAAATTGCCTTTTGATTCATATAGCATTTCATTAATATGGACACCTGTCCACTGTGAAGAATTATTACCACCACCCTTTGCACTAATACGCATAAAACATGCTGCAGGAATCATTTCCTTGATATCTTCAGCCATACTAGTTACATATCTCTGGCGCATCACTCTTTGCTGACCAGGAAGAATATAGTTTGGCATATAGTGCATGTAATTTGTTTCCCAAGTCTTTATGCTTGCACCAGAAATTGATGCAGGAGGGATCAATGCAGCACTCATATCAACTTCAATTGTACCAGGATCAATTTCAAATGCAGTAAGAGAAATTGAACCATCAGGTATAGTTACCTTTGATATATCAATTTGACCATCTGCAATTTCAACCATCTCATAAGGTACTGTATTCGGCAATAAGTTCCAACCAATTTGATGTTCCGATATATCAACTTTTGAGAATGGTATTGTTGCGGGCAATTTACTTAATTCAATTGCCTCATCAGGAACATTGATCATGCTATAGTCAAAACTTGATGGTAGATGGTCAAGTGGAATTTGATGTTTGTTGATAACAATTTTTTCATATGGTATTGGAGCAAGTTTACTTACTTCAATATCACCATCATTCAATGCAAGTTTATTGTAGGGAACAGGAGCGAGTTTGTGAATTGGAATTCCATTTTCAATTTTATTCCAATGTATTGATGCGAGAGGTATATCAATCTTGTCAAGCTTGATTGCTTTTTCTGGTATTACAATCTTATCATAAGAAATTGGTCCTAGCTTTTCCTCAAGAATTTGATTGTTAGCAATCGCAATTCTTTTATAAGGAATTGATTCATCATTGATTGTCATTTTTTCGAGAGGTACTTCACCATCGGCAAACTTTGACATGAGAACACTTGTATTCCCAGAAACCGGATCAAAGATTGCGGTTCCTTGTACGTTTGTCAAAGGTGCCGAAATTTTGATATACGTTTTATCCGCTGGTGGACGTATCTCTTCTACAATTAAAACACCGGCCATATTAACTTCCCTCTAAAGTGGTAACTCGATTTTGTAAATCTACGATCATTTGTTTGAGTTCACTTAACGGATCAAGCCCGCCGGCGGTCTTACCATCATGCACTCGTATTTCACCTGTTGGTAAATATTCTGGGCCTTCATTAGTAACAACGGAAATCACGCCTTTTTCACCGGTATATGAAGCATGGTCGGTGGTTGTACCTCTAAGATGTTTAATGATATTGCCCATATTTTTTCTATGAAAAAAATTGAAAATTCAGTTTTCTATATTTATCTATTGAGAAATGTATACAATCACTGTAGTAGCAAAAACGAAAAGATATGAAAAGACAAACACACTGATCACTTTTGGATGAAAAAGTTCTTTGCGTGTGAATAAACTTTGAAAGAGTCGATAGTCATTCCAAAGTTTATTTTTGATGCTCATAGACTAACCTATCAAATAACAACCAATATGAGCATAAATACTACTATACCATCCATATTGGTCAGATGAATACCACTCTAAATAATCTCCCGCACTCATTTCAAATATACCTACCATTGATGCACTAGTACCATTATTAAGAGTTTGAGCGTTTCTTAGTTGTGGATATTGAGAGGTTCCATTTATATAAAAATGCATTCTAAGAGTTCCTGCAACATTTGTACCTATATTACCCATCCATGCATGATATAATCCTGTTACAGGAGCATTAAATCTTGTTCTCTCATTGCCATCAGGACTGACATGTGTAATGTGATTACCTTTGTTTATTAAAATATTATTTGCTCTAGCAAATCTATCTACTGTTACAGGACTAAGGTCGGAACCATAAAAAGCTGGAATATTAGGCTTACTTTCATAACCAGCAGAATTCATTCCCCATAACTTGTTCACATCATTCATTACAGTTAAGTCACCACTGTCTGACTTGATTGAATAGTTGTTTGGAAATTCAATTCCTGATGAACCATGAATCTTGATCATGCCGGCTCCTCTGGCCAAGTGACGTTTTCTGGATCTTGTTCTGTAACATCTCGAAGTGCCTGACGATACTCAAGCCATGCTGCTTGGTCGTCTCCTGGATAATCAATTGTGGCACGCCAATCTGTTGCTGCTAATTTTCGATCTCTTTCTTCTCGAAGCAATCGAAGAGGTTCAGCGGCTTTTAGTTCCTCTATTTTTGATTGGATTTGTTCTTCAGTTGGTCCTGGTCTACTATCATTCCAAATAAGTTTATCATTCTTTAATCGCCAAGAATATCCACTATAACCAAGTTCATCTAATGCTTGTAACATCATTGTGAAATCTCCTGTAAAACTATTGATGAAGTTCCTGTAGAATGAGAACCTCCATCATAGTCATACCACTGACGATTAATCAATATATAACCACCATCACGATTGTCTCTTGCTTGCATTTTATATGTTATTGGTATTGGAGTTGATGGTATTGGTGGGGTATCAAGAAATTGTTTTGACATATAACTTCTTACATAATTACTCCAAGGTTGTGCGCCTATTACACCAAATGTTCTCGGTCTGCTACTCAGAGCATCTGCTAATCCAATTTCTGTGCTATCTCTTAATAATTTAAAAGACAGTGTATAATTCGAACCGCCACCAGCCGCTTCGATATTTACAGACACCAGTATTTTACTGTTACTGAATTTCGGTGTGATTTGACATTGAAAATCTATATCTACATAACCACTATAACCAGAAATTGTTTCAGTATCTGTTTTATATTCAGTCACTGTTTGTATAATGTGTCCAGCAGGAAAAGAAGCACTTTCTAAAGAAACATTCTCCGTCAATGCTCCATTTGACATCATCACATTATCTTCTAAGTCTCTTATCTCTTTGATTCGTAAAGCACTAGGCATTTGGTTTCTCCGGCCATGTTACATTGGTCAATTGACCATTCTCATCCAGTTGAGGATCACTGTTCAGTGGCAGGTCTCTCAACGCTTGGCAATATTCA